CTCCACACAATACTCATACCGGTCCATTCTTGCGCACTGCTCTTTGCACACTTCGTTTTCTGAGCATTCTATGCAGCAACGATCGGATCCGCATATACTTGTTAATTTGCATCTTCCCATCATGATTATTCCTCGCTCCAATCTAATCTCTGGCCGCACTTCAGACAGCATTCGTGCTCTTCTGCATGTCCATCAATAAAACATATTGACTCTCTGCAACTTGGGCAAACGAAATAACCTAATTCATAGTCTACTTCTTCTGGCTTTTTCGCCGTATCACGCTCTTTCAACTCATGCATCTGATTCATCAACTTCGCGCACTGGCTGTCCGCAAAATCATTCACCTTGTTATACTGGTTCAAAATATCGCACACAAACCGACTCATCTTGCACTTTGCGCATTCATCTTCCAGTTCCATTGCACTTAGCTGATCTGGATGCCTGCACAGGTCGTCGCAAATATGCTCCATCATTTCTGTGGTGATCCCGTCCATCCATGTTTCTTCTGTTTTTGGCATTAGTCATTCCTCCGTATCGTCATCTCAATTCCAATCTCATCTTTTATCATCCTCGTATATTCATCCCATGTTGCCATATCGTCCACCAGACACTCTGCTTTCAGGTTCATTCGGTCAATAAATCTCTTGCACCGTTTCCCAGCAAAACCGAATTCATCATGCAGCGTTGCGACTGCAATCACCATCATTGTGTCCAGCGTCATGTTTTTAATCTTCTCACAGGCAATGTTTAGTTCTTTTCTAGTTAATGCTGTATTTATTCCTGTGATATTCCGGAACTGGATTTCTTTTTCCAGCCCCTCGATACCGTCTTTTTTTACAATCTCCCTTGCTAGAATCAATCCCTGTGATCTACCGGCTGTATAATCATCAACTTTTCCCATTCTTTTCTCTCCTGTTCCATATTTTCCTAAAACATTCAGTGTGAAAAAAAACATCCGTTGCCCTCTTTGTCCTCACATACTGGATACGACTCATATCATCCGATTCCCTGATGGCCTGTCCGCATCCCGGGCATAACACCTCACTGAAATGTTTATTTAATGCCTTTTTCTTTGCCTGATCTGTCAATACCCTTGTTCTCCTTTATCGCTTTAATCCTTGCCTTCAGACTGGCCATTACCCAGCCTTGCACATCATCCTTTTTACTAAGCGCTTTCATCACATCTTCATCTCTGGTCTCCGTACAGACCAGGTGATGTATGATCACTTTCTCCGTCTGCCCCTGTCGGTGTAGTCTTTTATTTGCCTGCGTGTACAGTTCATAATTCCATGTCAAGCCGAACCAGATCACGTGATTTCCCCCCTGCTGCAGATTCAATCCGTAAGCGCTGCTGGCTGGATGGGTAAGCAGTAGGTCAATCTTTCCTGCATTCCAGTCATCCTCGTCCTGCGTCGTCTTAAGCTCACGGATCCGCAATTTTGATTTTTCCAGTGCTTTCAGAATCCTGACCTTATCATGCTGGAAATTATAAAACACCAGTGCCGGTTTCCCCTGAAGGGACTCGATCAGTTCTAGGAATGCTTCGATCTTACAGTTATGTATTTCATGATAGTTCCGGTCTTCATCATAAATTGCCCCGTTCCCAAGCTGTAACAGCTTATTGCTCAATGCTGCTGCACTTGTGACACTGATTTCTTCTTCATCCTCCGGCAACTCCAGCACCATCTTGTACTCTAATTCCGTATAGGCCTTCCTTGACTTGCTGTCAAGCTCCACTGGTATTTCATGATATGTGATATCCGGAAGTTGCAGGTAATCCTCTGCTTTCATGCTAATACAGATATCTGAGATCTTCTGTAGGATACTTTCTTCGGTTCCCGGTTTCGCCTTATAGTTGTAAACCACATTCTGTCCCCGGTCTCCCGGATCAAAATAGCGTTCCCGGAATCCGGTGTACCGCTTTCCAAGCCGATCACCCTCATCCAAAAGATAGACCTGCGCCCAAAGATCCTCTAAACCATTCGGAGAAGGAGTTCCTGTCAGTTCCACCATCCTGCCAATCCTGGAACTGACACTTGCCAGGGCTTTGAACCGTTTCGCCTTGTGGCTTTTAAAACTGCTGGACTCATCAATCACCACCATGTCAAACGGCCAGGCATTACGGTAATAATCCACCAGCCACACCACATTCTCCCGATTGATGATGTATAGGTCAGCCGGCGTATTGAGGGCACGTATCCTTTTTGCTTCGCTTCCAAGTATCTGGGATACCCGCATCATCCGCGTATGCTCCCATTTATCCTTTTCCTTCGTCCAGGTTCCCTCTGCGACTTTTTTCGGTGCGATCACCAAAATTTTTTGTACTTCAAACCGGTTGTATTTTAATTCCTTTACCGCTGTCAATGTTGTGATTGTTTTCCCTAAACCCATATCCAAAAAAAGCCCGATTTTTTTAATCTCCAGTATCTTATCGATACAGTACCTCTGGTATTCGTGGGGGATGAATTTCTTTACATCACAGCCCATATCTCTGCACCAGCTTTCTGCTTGCTTCCTCAAATCCATGATCCCGAAAGAACTGGCAGACTCCTGAGATGCCGTATATCACATGTACCCGTTGACCTAAGTCTGACAGCCTCTTTAACTGGACTCTCTGGACGGATGACACTTTTCCAGAATCCGTTTTCAACTCTGTGAAGATCGGCATCTGTCCCGGAAAGATGATGATCCGGTCGGGTACTCCGTTATTTCCCGGGCTTACCCACTTATAAGCCCTGCCTCCCAGTTTTTTTACCTCTTGTACTAGGATTTTTTCAATTTCTTTTTCTAACATTCTCTTACCTCCTGACAACAACAAGCCCTATACGCGTATATGTATACGCGCGTATGCCGTTTATGGCGTATTATGGTGTATATATATATCTTTAATTATATTTTTTTATTTTTTATAAAAAGTTTGTTGACACTGTTGACATATATCTACAAACAACGTAATTTCGCTATTTTTTATGTCAACAAATGTGTGACATTAGTGTCAACACGTAAACAAGCCCTAATTTTTACATTTTTTCTACTTTGTTGACAGTTTCTACCTTTGATGACACCCTTTTCACTGCTTTGTTGACACCCTTTCAAATCCTCTCTGTGTACCGTAAAACCCGTACCTCAAAGACGATTTATTTCTTTTCCAACCGCTTATACAAGATAGGATGTTGTTGATTTCCATGCTATCCCTCTTCCCCATGTATTTGATATCGGAACCAAAGCACTCCTGCCATATTTCTGCCGCACACACTTTTTCTCTGTCCATCAGATCAACGTTCTCTGTTAAATGCGCTCCCCCTTGCAGGAACTGCCGCCTTTGCATCAGGTTCATGCTGTCCCAGCCCACAGGGATTTTCCGTTCTAAGAATTCCCGGATCACACCTTCTTTAGCAAAAGACTCCCTGTGTTTCTCCTGCTGTTCTTCTGCCAGTTTTTCAATCTCTTTTGGCAGAAATAAGGACTCTCCCAGTACCCAGTACATGTACGTTTCCGCCCAGATCTGATCCACTTCTTCCGGAAGATCCACCCATACAGATTTCTTTGCCTTATACTCCCCCACATCCACCGGCCAGAATCTTCTGTTGCCTGTGGCGTCTTTTAGGAATTCGCTGTCATTTGAAGTACCAAAAAATACACATCTCCTGGGATACTTATCTGTTGTACGCCCATACGCTGCCCGGTAGATATCGTGTGTCTTGCTTAAAAACTGTTTGACCGCACTGGTTTCCTGCTTTGTCATTGCTGTCAGTTCTCCCACTTCATTGATCCAGGTACCCTGTATCAGTTCCGCTGCTTCTTTTCCTTCAAAGCTTGTCAAAGAATCCGAAAACCACTGTTTTCCTAAAATTGCAAGGAATGTACTTTTCCCGATTCCCTGCGGTCCGGTAAAGATCGGCATATAATCATATTTCACTCCTCCGGTTACAGCTCTTGCTACTGCAGCACATAAAGACTTCCTGATCACCGCCCTTGTATAGGCATTGTCCTCTGCACCCAGATAATCCGACAGCAGCGTATCCACACGCTTTTTACCATCCCATTTCAAGCTCTCCAGATAGTCCTCCACCTCGTTAATCTGATTCTGGCTGCTCACGATCAGCAGACCGTTATCTAGCTTTTCTTTTCCCGTAAGTCCGTAAAATGTCTCCATATATCGGTAATACCCTGCGTAGTCAACATCTTTCCAACGCCGTTTTTCCTCTCTCTGTTCCCACGGCAATGCGCCCAGTACCATTCCACAGCTTGCAAATTGGTCGATAACGATCTTCCCTTTTAAGAGCGGATCATTTTCCAGTACCAGTGTTACATTTGCAATTGTTTTTTCGATTTTCCCATTTCCATCTTTTGTCAGATTCAGTACCCAATCTACATTCTCGCCCTCTTCCGGTGTCGGACTTTCCAGACCAGATACTTTTTTTGCCTGTTCAAACTTCTCTTTAATAAGAAGAGTAGACACCTCTTTGTCCGCTCGTGCCATTTTTGCCATTGCTTGAAAAGACGGAAGCTTTACGGATGGAGTGCCCTCTTTTGCTTCTTTATCCAGATCGCCATACATATGCAGACGGATCAGGTCAAACGCATTCACCAACTGCCCGGAGCATGGATCCGTAGCATGGTGGGAATAGAGGAACAGATCACCGTCATATAGAATCGCACCTCCCGTTGTAGTTCCTCCCGTATAAGTGTATCTGTTTGGAATATCCGTCTGTTCGTACATTCCCGGGATAAACTGTTCCATTGCCTGCGTAATGGAATACGTACGGCAGAATGCTCCTATGATTCCTTTTTTCTCTGTCGGATTTTCCTGTTTTGCCAGACGCCTTTTTTCGATGGTTTCACTTCCGGGTACTTGCGGCCATTCGGCTACATTCTTCCAGTTCTTATACATTCCTAACAGCCCGTCCAGACTGCAGAACGGATGATCATATACCTGATAAACATACTCCCCGTCCTTACAACAGCTTGGCCAGTACATTAGCCGGCTTGCATCAAATGTGGTCGGGTCACAGAACTCGATCCCAATCAATGCCGCCGCCTTTCTTGCTGCGGGTTCATATTCGTCCGGAGTAGCCGTTCTATCCACAGGAATAATGACCCGGAGTCTCGGGGCATATCCGGAATGTTTCCGTGTACTATAAACAACTGCTGCGCATCCCAGTCCAGATACTCTCTTCAATATTTCTTCTGTCTGCCCTGCCGGTACATTGTCCATATCCAATGTCAGCAGATCTCTCCCCTGCACGTAAGCCCCTTTTCTTCTATCATTGAAAAAGGTACCGCCGACAAACCCTCCAACATCTTTCAATTCAGCTTGTTGGCTCTTTGACAATGCCAAATAATTTTCTAATGTTTCCAGACTTCTGGCCGGAGTTTTCAACCGGTCAACAAATTCCGACCACATGATCTCACTTTTCGGCCAGTATGTAGCCTTTCTTGATCCGGCCATGCTGACCAAAAGTTTTCTGTTATATTCCACTTCAACTCCTCCTAGTCTTTCATGTAATAGTCACTCTCAAATCCAGCACCTTTTAAGATCAGTCCCGGTGCCCAAGGTATCGGCTCTGCCATCAGATCACAGATTTCATCCACCGTAATTGATACAGGGGCATCGATGATCACCTCATCATGTACATGAAACACGACCTGCAGCCCCATCCTGTCAATTCTTTTTAGAGTCTCTGCAAGACAGTCACGTGCGATTGCCTGTACGATATTCTCTGTCATCTTTCCACCATAAGTGGATGCCACTTCCCATTTTCTTGTCTGTTGCCCGACCGTGTAATAGTGGATTGCCATCTTCCCAAACTGATTCTCCTGCAGAAATGGTTTCGGGTAGAACAGCTTTCTCCCGCTTGGAAGCTGCACTGTCAAAAATGACTGTCCGTATACCAGATCCCCCTCGTACCGGAAAATCAAACCGTAGATACCCTGTGGCTGTGCCGTCTGCATCGTAGTAAGGGCCGCCTGCTCCACTGCATACCACAAGTCTCTGATCCGTGGATTTGCGCTCCGCCATCTCTGTACGATATCGGGAAGTTCCTCTTCCGCCAGTCCCATATTCAATGCTCCCATGGCAATTAAGGCTGCTGTTCCACCCTGATACCCTAACGCAAGCGTGGCAACTTTTCCTTTCTGCCGCAGGCTGTATTCCGGATTTCCTTTTGCAATCTTTTCAATCGGAACATGGAACATCTGAGATGCTGTTGCTTCATAGATCTTTCCATGTGTAGCAAATACTTCATTTACCCACTGCTCTCCCGCCAGCCACGCAATCACACGAGCTTCAATGGCAGAAAAGTCAGCCACAACGAATTTATTCCCATCTGAGGGGATGAATGCTGTTCTGATCAGCTGCGACAGAGTATCCGGAACATTCCCGTATAGCAGCTTAATCCCGTCATAGTTTTTATCTTTTACAAGGTTTCTGGCATAATCCAGGGTCTTTAAATAATTCCTCGGAAGATTCTGCAACTGTACAAGCCTTCCTGCCCAACGTCCGGTCCGATTCGCACCATAAAACTGTGTCAGTCCGCGTACACGATCATCCGCTCCTTTTGCGGTATCCATGGCAACATATTTCTTAATAGATGTTTTCCCTAACTGCTGACGAATTTCCAAAATCTTTCTCGCATCATCCGGAAGATCTTCCCGCTGTAAGTATTCTTCTACTGTTGCTTTTTGCAGGTTTGGAACATCCACATCTTTTCCGGACAACCACTGTTGCAACTGTGTTGCGCTATTCGGGTTTGCAAGACCAGTAATCCTGAATGCTTCTGCTGTCAGGCACTCCGTGCTGTGAGAATCAATTGCCAAAGCTCCTGCGATCAGATTTGTATCTACTCGAACTCCATACGCATTCATCAAGATATCCATCCTCCACAATCTCTGTTCTTCTTTCGGAACTGGAAACGCCTGCAACCTTTTTAGGATTTCATTCTCAGTGACAACGTCTTGTTTACAATATTCCCTGAACAGCTCCCACTTTTCTGGAGCGTGCTTCGGAAGATTCCAGCTCCTGCCACCGTTACTTTTTGTCGGCTTGCAAGGAGTACAAAAATATCGGATCAGAGCCTTTCCTGTGGAAAGCTTCTGCTTATCCTGCGGAAGTCCTATCGCCTTTCCTGTTGCATCCAACCCTGCGGTGTACCCGCAATACAGTCCATGGATCATCGTACAGTTCCACTGTTCCAAAGGAGTACGATACCCTGCAGTATTCAAACAGTACCACTCAAATGCCGCATTATATGCGTGCTTGACCACATTAGGATTCATAAGAGCGGTCAAGATCCGTTCTGGAATACTTTCTTCTGCGGTAAGATCTACAAGCTGTACGTCCTCTTCATCATATTTATAGGCAAACAAAAGAATTTCAAAATCTTCGGACTGTGCATATCTGTAAGCTCCCGCTTTTGTGATGTCCACACTGCTTTTTGTCTCAATATCTATAGATAAATGGTGTTGCATAATTACGTCTCCTGTTAAAAGGAGGGGCTAAAGCCCCTCTTGATTACATCGGCATCCCTGTGATCGGATTGATCGCCTGCACATTCTGCGGTGTGTTCCTGTACTGCGGTGTTGGATTCACTGGCTGAGGCATTGCGCCAAAAGCCTGTGCTGCTGTCGGCGCACTTCCTCCCAGGGATTCTCCATCTTCCAGTTTCATGACCGGACCCAAACCACATCCAATTCCTTTCTTTCCCCCGAAAGAATATGGGAAGAAGTTCACATTTACTCTCGCATAAATCCCACTGTAAATCTCAGACTGGTTAATAATCGGATTCATGTTTGCGTCTACCACCTCCGGTGGATAATCTGCTTTTGCACTTGCCGTGAACACCCAGTGTCCTTTACATTCTGCCCCAAATGGCATCCCATCTGACGGACGCACACCGTCCCCGTCATGAACTGGTGTTGACACCACAGGTGGGCATACACCGTTCCATTTTTCCGCTGTTCCCCTCTGCTTCGCGGCTTCAATAGCTGCATTGATCCGGTTCATAGTATCCACATCGGATTTCGGCACTAACACGGTAACGCTGAATTTTTCTTCCTGCCCCGGTGTAGCCGCATAAGGTTTAAATAAGTGTACATAAGATAATCTTGCTTTTCCTGTTGTTACGTTTGTTAATTCGTTCATATTAGTTTTCCTCCTTGAATGCCTCTTCGGCTGTCACTTTGTTTGTAATTGTTTCTCTTTTATCTGACTCTTTTGCAAGTGTCGGTTTCCCTGGCTTCTTTACCACAAACTCTCCGACTGCGTCCTGAAAATCTTTCTTCCCTATCAGCTTTTCTACCTGCGCCAAAGTCAGTGGTTTCTTTTCCCACAACATCGGCTCTTCTGTAATCCCACTCTTTAAAAGTTTTTCAAATGCTGTATCCATATCTGTCCAGTCTCTGGATCCTCGGCCCTCTACCGCTTTCCATCCAGGAATCTTCTTTCCGGCAAGGCATTCTGACAATGCAAACTCCTGCAGATCTTTGAGCCATCTTGCAACATCTTCTCCCTGTTCCAGGTATCTTCCAACTTCCTCATTTGTAATCAATGGCGGTTTCTTGTCTGTTGCAAAAGCCAGCTTCACATTTTCTTCTGCCCTTGCCCTGCACTGGGATTTCGCACGGCAGAACCTGCACTGTTTTTCCCCTGGAACAAACTCTCCGTCTCCTTTAAATGCAACTGCAGCCTTTTCCTTCACATAATCTCCAAATTTCAAAAGCTGTTCCAGACTACAGCCCCATTCAGAGATTCCGTCTGGCAGCCTCGGCTGCACGATAGCAAGCCGGATCTGTTTAATCGGATAAAATAACTTACATGCGTCATATGCACCGAGTGCATACAGCATCATCTGTGGATTTTCCTCTGCGGAAACAAGAACACCCTTGCCGTATTTAAAGTCGATCACAAACAGGGTTTCTCCCTGAATCATGATGCAGTCTGCAGTACCGAACCCCTCTGGTACATAGGAGTCAAACCGGACTTGTTTTTCTACTTCCACATACGGATCTGTTGGGAGCTTAATGGACACATCCCGAATATAGTCAATGTATGTGTCCGTATGCTCCAACATTTCGTCATCCCATAACGGGTTCTCTTTCATTTTTTTGATTGCAAAAGTCAGCTTTCTTTTAGACACATCATGTGGCTTAAAATAGTTCCTCACCTTCAGCTCTGCAAGTTCATGCGCCAGCGTCCCCTCTTTTGCAGCATCAGAAGTAGTATCCGGAAATTGTTCCTCCAACCGTGCACTTGGGGTACACGCCAGCCATCTGTGAGCCGAAGATGCACTTAACAGAGCATGGTTTCTCTCTTCATGTGCCATATTAGATCTGAGCCCCCATTTCCCGAATCGCCGTTGCAAAGCTTCCATACTGTTCTGCTGGTAGTTCCACAAGAGAGGATACCCCGAAACTCTGGATCAGCTGCTGCAGCTGTGCCTGCATCCCTTTGTCCATTAAAGACATGGCAGCTTTTGACAGATCTTCCCTTGTATACGTCGGCGCAGCTATAGGAATCGACGGGGCCGGCGCGGTATTCTGAATTACTTGATTCTGCTCTGGCTGTTTTGGCTGTACCGATGTGTTCGCCTCTGGAAAATGCGGTGCAATCTGCTGTCCATAGGAAACTGCTTGTTGAGGCTCAACGTCCGGAACGGTTTTGCTGACTACAGGGGTTTCCATACCTCCCTCTTTGGATAACAGTTTCTCTGAAAAAGAAACCAGTTCCTCATAACTATCAAATGTAAGTGTAATCTGTGCCATTTTAAATACCTCCTGTTTTTTCTAAGCCTGCACGGGCTATTTTTATGAATTCATCCTCTGTGAGGCTGATTCCTTTTGTCATTTTTGAATGGTCTTCTGACCATCCGCGGATATCCAACTTGTCCTCTTTCCCAAACCAGCTGATGCGGTTTAGCTCTATGTGGTAAATATCCGTTTCGCTCTTTTGGGGAAGAGCAAGCATCGTTTCTTTTATCTCAAAATTTCTCGCTGTCATTTATCTGTTCCTCCAACAATCTCCGTTACACCAAAGATAGTCATCTGTGGGTAAATACTCTTCCAATACCAATACTCCTGGTTTTTCTTCGCATATGTGGTCTCCCTCTCCTATCGGACAGAGATTTGCACAATTATCACAAGATCTTTCCATTTGCACTTTCTCCTAAAATCTGTTAATATAAAGTTATAGTTGCATGAGCACCTGAAGAGAACCAATCCCCCCGGTCCCTCTCTGGGTGTTCTTTTTTAATACCCAAACACCAGCCACCAGCCGATCGCCACCAGCCCGCCCCCGATCACAGATGCTGCGACTTTGTTCCAGTAGTGCTTGTCTTTTGTTTCCGGAAGCTCAACCGATACAGACCGGATATCCCAACCGTTTAATGCGTTCGGCTGCTGGGTGGTCTGGCAGTGATAAGTTCCTTTAATCTCCATGCTTGTCCTCCCTTCTACCGCCTAAGCGGTTTTTCTTCTTTCGAATCCTATATTTTTCATTGTCTCGTCTAATTTTTTCTCCAAAATCTGAGAAAATTCTTCTTTACTTAAGTCCTCTTGGTTTACCCAGGATCCATTAATCTTGATCATGCTTACTACTTCGATTCCTTTCATTTCACCACCTCTCTACTATGTATGAATTATTGGTTGTCTGTGTTACAATCCATATGTGCTGCCATCGCAACCTCCATGGCGGGATTGCTTTCTTTTGGTTTATCTCCTATACTGTAATTACCGAGTGCCAGTCGGAATATTACGAAAGGAGAACAACAAAATGGGAATATATAAAACTGCTCAAATATGCTTAAACGGTCATGTGATTACAACAAATATAGAAAACCATAAACAACCTTACTGCTCAAAATGCGGAGCTGAGACAATAACCCATTGTCAAAATTGCGGAGAGCATATTCAAGGCAGATATTTGATCGACGGCGTTCTATCTCTTAATAAGTCGCAATACATTACACCTTCATACTGTCACTCATGCGGTAATCCGTATCCGTGGACTGAAAAGATCTTGAACAACGCTACCGAACTTCTATCTCTTGACGAAGAACTTGACTCTAGTACAAAAGAATTGATTAAAAATGCAATTCCGAATCTATTAGTTGATACGCCAGAAACTCCTATATCCGTTGCGAATTACCGTAATGGAATGAGCAAGGCTGGTCAAATTGTTAAGGATTCTATGTTTCAGTTACTTTCAAATGTTTTGAGCGAAACTATCAAAAACGTTCTTTTTCATTAGGACATCCACAATATTGACAATATTTGTTTGAACTGTGTATTAAATTTTTGCACCGAGCGCAATGAATGAAGTTTTCGTATTTTAATAAGTATTCGTTGCGCTCTTCTTGCATCATTGTTGTGCTATCATTTCCTTCATGCTTTATGTGTCCCATTCTCTCTCACCTTCCTACTCCAAAAAATACTCAACACTTACGCCGAAGTAATCGGCTACGCCACTGATTCCAGGTAAGCCAGATCCTTCACGGTTTCCAGTCTCTTCTTACAATCCTGATAAATCTCCTTGTAATGCTTTCCCGTCAGTATTCCAGTGTCGATCACATGGAGAATGATGTTTTCCATCAACGAAAGATTGTTCAGCTGCATAACTGTTGCTTCATCACGTTTTCCAATTCCAGCCATCTTATTTGCAAGTTTTGAATAGGTCATGTAAAGCATCTCTGCGTGTGTACTCCCCTGGCCCTTTGCATATTCCACTAACTTCTGAATGGTGTCTGTCTCTGCTCTTCTGGTCAGTTTTCCGGCTTTTCTTGTTTCTACCCATGTCTGAGTTGTCTTTTCTTTGATGAACGCTTCCATCTGATTAAATGCTTTGATGTACTGCAATTTCCATTCAAGAGCTTTCTTACCAGTGAACCCCATTGCCAGAAGGGAAAAGCCATCGCGGTTCATATAAAACTTCCTGTATGACTGACCATTGTCTGCTTTGTAATGTGATTGCCTGAACATATTTTGCACTGCTGAATTTTCAGCAATGAGATTATCTATATTTTGCAACACGTTTCTGTGTTCTTTATGAAACTTCTCAGCCACCTGTAAGCTGTCACACACTGCTTCATCATTTTTTAAATATACGAGTTCTGTCATCTGACCATCCTTTCAAAGTATCTTTAAAAGTTACTCTTTGGCAAAAAAAATTGAAACCGGGTCTTCGATATGAAGTCTGTCTATCATAATTTGTATTTCATTACTTCCAAAAACTCCGTTTTTCATTTTTTCATAAAACGTTTTTGGCGTAATTCCAATCATTCCAGCCACATCCGACTGAGAATATCCATTCTTAGCAATTACGCCTCTTAACTCATTTGTTTTTATCACCGTATCACCTCCGTATCTTTTTAAGTTACCATTAGTATATCACATATTTGTAACTTGTCAAGATATTTTTTATTGATTTTATTACATTTTTGTGTTATCATTAAGTTACTTCATAAGAAAGGAGCAATTGATGTGACGGTTGGAGAAAGAATTAAAGAGATTAGAATGAAACTCGGAATGAGTCAAGTTGATTTTGCTGACAAAATAAATGTATCAAAGCAAACATTGTATAAATATGAAAACAATATTATAACCAATATACCATCAGACAAGATAGAAGCTGCTGCTGATTTGGGAAATGTTTCTCCATCTTATATAATGGGATGGGATAAAAACAAAGCTACAGTAAATTTATTTACGGGAAATGGAACAATCGAATATATTTCAAAATCAGAAAAGGCTTTATTGGAGTTATATAACTTGTTAAATGATTTCGGGAAAAAAGAAGCTTACAAACGTTTAGAGGAATTAACTCTGATTGATCGTTACTCTATGTCAAGTAACCATCTAGAAGTATTAGCAGCTCATGAACGCACCGATATTAAAGTAACAGATGAAATGAGAAAACACGATAAAGACATCATGATGGATGACTCTGAATGGGAGTGATACAATGACAGTTTATGAAGAACTTTTGGAAGAGGCGAATAGTAGCGGGCTGATTGTCCGCGAAAAGACTCTTTCCGGCAGTGATGGTTTAATATACAGAAATAGAATTGCGATATCCAACAGGTTGAAAACATCCGCAGAAAAGGCTTGCGTCTTAGCTGAAGAAATCGGACATCACCATACTGCTGTCGGTGATATCTTTGATTTACAAGATATTGAAAATATGAAGCAAGAACAAAAAGGAAGATTGCACGGGTATAACCGGATGATTGGATTGCGAGGCATCATATCAGCTTTTAATGCCGGATGCCAAAATAGATATGAGGTTGCAGAACATCTACATGTCACGGAAGAATATCTGCAAGAAGCTATTGACTGCTATAAAGGAAAATATGGTGAGTATATTGCTGTAGATAATTATGTTATCTATTTTATTCCTAATTTAGCGGTCATGGAAATGATATAACCGCTTCGGCGTTTATATAGAGTAAAGTGGTGTTAAGGTGCAGAAATAGGAAACGAGGGATATT